TGAAAGAATTTACAGAACTAATTGAAACAATTAAGAGATGGGCAGTTATAGATATGGGTATAGTTCTGCCGAATGCTAAGCAATCTCATCTATAGTCATACTTACATTATAAGTATTAAAAGCGACTTGAGTAACTTTAAAAGTATTTTCCCTAAAAGTACAAATTGAATATCTATCAGGAGCATTTGAATCCTTATCATCAGTAAATATAAATGGTAAAGCACCACCTAATGTGCAGTTGTAAACAAAGTTAAAACTATTGTCTGATAACATAGGATTTTCATCAATGCCTGTTGTAGGAATTTGTCCATCTTCTACTTCATCATTTATAATTTTACTAGATACTTCACTATTTATCCACATATCAGATTCAGATATATAACTAAATGTAAGATTCCAACTTCTTAAACCTTTACGACCTAAACCACTTTTAGCTCTAAAATCATAACGATAACCTTCACTATCAACTTTAGCTGTAGTATCAAGTTCAAATGGTGGATATTTATAAGTTTCAAATCCATTAAAATCAGCAATTTTACGATTCATAGTCCATTCTGTTGGTCCATCATAGTATATGTTTGCCAATTGTTTACCACCTATTGTTTTCTGTTTTTTGATACCATCAAAACGTCTTGACATTGTAACATTTAAATCAGGACTATTAGGACAATCAAAATACTTACCTACTACAAAAGAACCTAATTGATGTGGATGATTTTCGTCATAACCATCTTCATACTTTATACCAAAAAAATGCCAATATTTGCTTTCTTGTTCATTTAAGGTCCATATACTTGTTCCATTATATTTAGGTTGTAATCCACCTATGCTGTTTGCATTTAATATTTCATCTTTAATTACACTAGAAATTGAGATACTATCATAATCACTAGGTTCATTCATTATAGCGTGTATGCCTGAGACTGTAAATAAGTTTTCAGCAACAACTTCAGAAGCTAAATTATGGTTTAATAAAGCACAAAAGTTTATAGGAAAAGCAGTTTTAGATATTTTACCAAAATCTCCAATTCTAAAAATCCAATCACCTGCATTTGTGTTTTTCCTAACGTAAGGATTAGCACAATTCATATATAATAATTCTGCACCACCTACGCTACTAATACCCCAATCTATATCTCCTGTGGCGTGTAAAAATGTAGGTATATCTACATAAAATCTTGGCGTTTTAACTTGTTTTCCCATTAATATCCTCCTGAGCCTCCTGAACCACCTGTACTACCACCACCTGTTGTGTATGTAGGTGTTGTAGTTGTTGCTCTACGTCTAATTTGTTTTAATTGTTTTTTATCTGCTTTAGGTAAATTGTAATCAGGTAAATTATAACCTGTTTTTTTAACTTCACCTTTTTTACTTAAATCTTTAATATCTTCCCATTTTGTAGTGTTAATATCAAAATGTGATGCTTCAAAAAGCCAACTTGGTTTATTTTTTGTTAATAAAAATTGAACTTTTCTTCCTTCTTTATTTGCAATAACTATATTGTTAATTTTAATATCACCTACATAATTAAATAAAGAATGTTTTTCTAAAGGAGCATTTTGTAAAGTAAATATTAATAACTTATTTTGATTACCTTGCATAATCCAATTATCAGGCAAATCAGGCGTTATTTCTACTTTACCTGTAAAATGTATTTCTATACCCATAATTTCTACATTTGAATCTATAGCACATAATCCATCATTACAAGTTATTTTTGCTAATCCATCTGCATAATTTGTTTTGTTAAAATTATAAAATTTTCCTGTTTTTATTGCTTTTGCCATTATTATCCTAAAATTAAATTTACTAAAATCACAACATCTAATATATTTATAATACCATCATCATTCATATCACCTCTTTCAAGTTCGCCATCTTCTACATTTGTTGCAGTTCCGGCTGCAATTTTTGCTAATCTAACAACATCTAAAACATTTGTTACGTAATCACCATTTACATCACCAAAAGGATGAGTTACATTTTCACCAAGTTGTTTAAAATTAGCAAATTTCGTGTATGATGAATCAGTCATACCTTCCATACTTAATGGAAAAACTTTTATTTCAAATTCCATAGTTGCACTAATAGGTTCTATTGCCCAAAGTTTTGATATTAGTATTTGCCCATTAAAATTGTCAGCTAAATCAGATGTAGATGTACTAATCTGTAATAAAGTAGCTGCAGTCGCACCATTACCAAATTGTGGTTGATTATATTCAGTATAATCGCCATCAGGTATAGTATAAGATTGACCTTCAGTATCTTCAAATGTAATTCCTGTGCCATCATTAGTTGATACTTTTGTAAGATAAACTTTATAAGACCAATCGGACTGAAGACTTTCTGAAACAGTTATAGTTACCAATCCATTATTAAGTATAGAATTACCTGTTAAAGATATATCAAATAAAGTTGGTGTGCTTTCTTCAGTATTTATTGTTTCTTCAGAATAAAAAGGGTCATCAAATGGGTCAGGCAGTTGTGTGTTTGTATTGCCAACATTACTTCCATTATCTGATATAAAAGGTGTGTCTGTATCTTCATTAAAAACTATACCATCAGGAATAGAATAATCACCGTGATGCACTTGCATAGCTTCAATACTTACTTTATCAATACTTTTGGTAATATTTGTAATAAAAAATACAGGATAAATATACTGACCATTTTTAATTTGTGGTTGTGTATAATCATACCCAAAAACTCTATCATCATTTATGAGTTGGTCTAACTTTATGTAATCGCCTGATTCTAATCCTAAGTATTTTAGTGGTAAATCACATTTTAAAATTAAATGTTGATTTGCATAAAAACAAGCAAGTCTTTTTTGTAGTTTTAATGCAGTTGCTTTATCTCTAATATATTCACTTTCAACTTCTAATTTTGCTTCTTCTGATGTTAATCCATAATAATCTATATTATAATGTAAAGATTCATCATTATGTAACTGTTGAGTAATAGAATCATAAGTAGAGTAACTAGGTGAATCAATATCATCTTCATTTAAAACTAAAAAATATCCTGTTTCTTCTTCTAGTTCGCCTGAAGCATAATTTTTATAATATTTAACATTAACTGAGTTTTTAACATCATCTAATTTTGTAAGTGTAAAATTATAACTATATACATCTTTAGATTCAATTAATTCATATGTAACATTGTTTAAATTTTGATGTATTGGTATAAGTTTAAATTGTCCAAAATTATTATAACTTGGAATACCTATAGAACTTTGAAATAATCCTTCAAATATTTCTTTAACTTCTTTTTGTTCACTTAATGTAAAATCATATTTCCAACCATCAAAAGTACTATTTTGTTCTATATTTTGTTCAAAATTTAATTCATTATCTAAAATATCTACCATAATATTTTCAACTCTATCAATTAGATTATTATCTTCATCTACTCTACCACCTACATTTGCAAAAAAATCTTTTTCATATAAACTATCTACAAGAATATCTTGAATAATGTATATATTTCTTAAATTTGCTATAAAAACATAAGTTTGTTCTCCTTCACCACTACGACCTGTATGTATAGGTGCACCCCATTGTATAGAATCAAAACCTGTAGTAGAGTTCCAACCTTTTATAATATTAATATATTGAAATACATTACTATCATAAAACTGTTGATTATGGTTAGTATCTATTCTTTCACATTCTTCGTGACCTTCATTATCTTCATTTGGATTATCTATATCAAAAGGTCCATCAAAATAATGTTGATGGTTTGGAACAGAAGCAGGTGTGTACCAATCATTAGGTGGAATACCTTGTATATCACCTCTATTTCTTTCCCAATGAAAAGAAGAACTATTTATAAAATCTGATAAACCATCTGAACCTTTTAAAGGTCTTTGAACTAATTGCTTATCACACCAAAATTGTGTTGGATATACATTATTTACTTTTTTCCAATTTTCACCTCTACCATCAGGAAAAAAAGCACTAACATCATAAAATATTTTCGTAACACAAGGATATGAACCTACACCATCTTTAACTTGGAATCTTGCAAAACATCCTCCTGCTTTTTCTCCATTAGCTGCATACAAATGTAAACCACTACTTTTATTGTTGTTTTGAATCCATTGAACAGGAAATTCAGAAGGCATACCTGCTTCTTGCCACTTATCATCTTTTGTTGCCCATCTTTGAATTTCGCCAATATCATTAAATTCATTAATATAAGTAGGTTCCCACCAATACATAGTTGGACTATCTGTTTGCCAATCTTGGTTATATAAATTTTGCATATAAGAAAATTCTAATTTATTATCAGGACCTGTGGTATATTGAGTTAAATCGTCAGTAACTTCTTGTACCACATTATCTGCTAACTGCTGATTATTTTGATAACCTATAAATTTATTAACACTTTTAATTTCAAAATGTTCATCATATTGACCTAAAGGGTCTGTAAACCAACTTAACGCTTCACTTGATGTTGTAGTATAATTTTTTGTATGAGAAAAAAAAGATACTTTGTCTATAGGTCTATAAACCCTTGCAGGAAGTCCAACTGTTCCTGTACCTTCTAAATTACCATCAATATCTTCGTATTCAGAATATACAAGAGCATTACTATTTAATTGTAAAGCTGCTGATTTGTCTGTATCAGCTTGGTCAAAATTATAAAATTCTAAATCTGTATAATTTATATCACCTGAAGAATATCTTCTTGTACCCCATCCTGCAACTCCTTTTTGAGGTATATATAAATGAGCACCATCATATACAGATAAATGTGCTTTATCTCTTAAATAACCTCTTGCTTTTAAAGGATGATTATCATTAATAGCTTCATTTTGGAAATCTATTTCCGTAGGACTTTCCCAATCGCCTAATATTTTTTGTTCAGGTTTATCAATCTCAAATCTATCAAGTTTATTAAAAATTAATGGACTTGAATTAATATGCCCATAAACAGCAGGATAAGGTTTACCGATTACTTTTTCATCATATACCATTTTATCATCAGGTATTAATGTAGATGGAACTTTTGCTGATAATACTTGTTGTGTATAATCTTCTAGTTCTAGCTTTACAGATTCTTTTGATTGGTTAAAACGTCTTATTGTACCTGTATATACCAACAAACTATCTTCTATAGAATCTATACCATTTGCAACAAAAAATAATTGACATACTGATTTTAAATAATCTACAACATTATCACTAAATTTTTGACCTGCATATCTATAATTTGATATTTCAACAGAAACACTTGAAGTTGTAAATTTATTATTAATTAAATCAGCAGATGTTCTTAAAGATGGAGATTTTAATAATAATGGTAAATAATTTTCATATTCACCATTTAAATTAGCTAAATTTGTGTCTTTAACAGATAAGTTTATAACTCCATCAGATTGTCCTTCAAAATCTTGATTTTCTTCATCTATTCTTACACCTTTGTATATTCTCAATACAGGATATACAGTAGTAGTTCTTGAAGTTCCTAATGCACTTTTAAATTTTGGCGATAATTCAATCATTAACTTAATCCAAAATCGCTACCTTTACGGACAGCTTCTTTAATTGATTCTGCAAGTTCACCTTCAACAAAATCTTGTGTCATAACATTACCTGATACATTAATAACTACATTACCTGTAGAGCCACCTTCATTCATTTGATTTAATGTTTCAAGCCCAATAGATTGTACAGCATTTCTACTCATAACAAATTCACCTTGTTCTGCCTCTATTATTGTGCCACCTTGTGAATGTCTTTGACCACCTACTAAACCACCATATTCAAATGAACCTATAGCTCCTCCTCCACCACCATAACCTCCTGATGATGCTTTTTGCATTTGATTTTGTATTCCACGAACATTAGCATAAGCAGCAGCAAAATGAGATGCAGCTACTGCACCTCTTAAAAGTGTAGGTTGTATTGATGTATCTGCCCAAGTATCTGAAGCAGCTTTAAAAGCATTTGCAGTAGCCATTACAACTTGTAAAGCTAACATATTTTTTTCAGATACACCTGCAACTTTACTTACAGATATAATAGCGTTTCCTACTTGTTTATAAGCTTCAAATTGCTCATATAAATGAAAAGTTTCTAATTTTCTTAATCTATTAAGACCCTCTTGTTTTTGCATCAAATCTATTAACGCTTCTTTTTCTGCATCTGTCTTATCTTTTTTTTCTTCAAGAAATGTTATAGCATTTTGTAGTTGTTCTATTTCAGCGGTTCTAGTGCTATTTATAGCGTTTTCAACTATTTTAAATGATTCTGCTAATTCTTTGTTTCTTTCAGTTTTTGTAACATTATTTGCTATTGTTTTCATTGCTTCTTCATTTAAAGCAATATCTTTTTTTTGAATAGCATTTAAAACTGCTAATAATTGTTCTTCTGTTGTTATTACTGAGCCTAATGATTTTTGTAAAGCCTCAGCTTCACCAGTTTGAAAAAATCCTTCAGCAGTAATACCTGTAATTTTTGTAAAAGTATCTAAAAAGTTTTGTAAATTTTGTTTAGTAGCTTCATCATTAAAAGGTCCTAATATTGCAAATAAATCTGCAAATTGTAAATGTTCAAGTTCTGCTGATATTTTTTCTATTTCTTCTTTTAATTTTTTTGCTTCCTTTATATTTTCATTTACATTAGTTTGTGCGAGAACATTTCGTAAAGCATTTTTTCTTTTTTCTTCTAAATTTTTTATTTCTAAACTTAATTCTTTTATTTTGTTATTAAGAAGGTCCATAGAATTTACTTGTGGTATATTAGATATATCAAAACTTTTTATTAAATCAACTTGCATACTTCTTGCAACTAACTCTAAAAATTCATTTGATGTTTTTAACTTATCTATAAAGTTTTGTATTTGTAAACTTGCATTAGATGTATTTACATCATTTAAATTGTCAGTTACTATTTTTGTATTTTTACTAAATTTATCTTGTGTTTTTGTTCCTAAGCCAAAAACATTAAACATTTCTAAAAGTTTTTTTGTAAGGAAAAATACACCAACAACAAGTGCAGATTTTACACTAACTAATGACCTAAATACAGTAACTAAACCTTTACCTACTCTTGATAATAAACTTACGGATTGAGCACCTTTATCAACTACTATTGAAAAAGAAATAAATACACCTAAAAGTCTTAGTAAACCTGAACCAATACTTTTTATTATTGCTGCTGAATTTTTAAAAGCAACAAAAGCAACTCCTAAAGAAATTACTATTTTAGTTATATCTTTTAATTTATCTGCATCTAAAGTTCTAATAAATTCAGTTGTAAGTTTAATTACAGGTATAAGACTATCATTTATTAATTTTCCAAATTCTTTATTTAAATCGGCTGTTGCTGCATTAAATTGGTCATAAGCATCTTGACTTGTTAAAGTTTCTTTTCCTAAACTTTTTAATTTTGTTCTTGCTGATTCTAAAGTTGCATTTAAAAATGCTTGTCGTCTTTGTGCATTTGTTAATGATTTTTCACTAACTCCAAGTTCTAAAGCATATCTTTTATACGCTTCTTCAGCTTTTACAATAATACCAATATTATCAAGCATAAGACGTGATTGACGACCAATACCAGTTACTAATGATTCTACTGAACTTGTTGTATCTCTACCTAAAGCTCTACCTAATCTTTGTGCAATATCAAATAATTCAGCCATTTCATCAGAATTTTTACTAACACCTAAAACCATAGCATTATTTGCTTGTTTAAAAAGCTCCATTTCACTCATTGTGTTATTTGTAGCTTCTTGTAATTTTTCTATAGAAATAGCTGCATTAGATGAGCCACCACTTAAAGTAGTAAATGCAGTAGTTAAAGATTCAACTTGTGCTGCTTGTTTCCCAAATTTGAAAAGTTGCATTGTACCTAAACTTAATGCAAAATTAAACAACAACATTCTTGAACGTAATGTTGAAAAAGCTATGCCTAAACCTTTTAATCCATCAGCATTTCTTTTGTTTCGTGTGCCAAATATACCTAAACTTTTATTAGTTTTATCTGTTTCTTTTTTTAGAGTTTTAGTTGATTTTGTTAATCCATTTTCAGCATTTTTAATTGCTTGTATAGCACGTTCTAAATCTTTATGTCCTTTCGGCTTAAATTCTACTATTATACTAGACATTTGATTTTGCCTTTCTTTCCACTTTATCTCTAATTTGTTTTTCTTTTTTAGCTAAAACATTTTTAATTACAAAAAAATATTCTACCCATTTTGCAGGTTGTTCACCGTAGCTTCCATTATATGCAGGTGTACCTGTTTCAGTACAATACATATATTTATTTAAAAGCCTTAAATATTTTTTATCTCTTAAATGATTTATGCAAGTAAAAAATGGTATTTGTGTCATAACAGTCATTGTTACGTCAAAATTTTTATTTTTTTGCTCATTAAAATCTTTAGTTTCTTGAACAATTAAATCAATTACTGACCATACATCATTTACATTATTAAAAGTACGTTTTTCGTACCCTTTATCAGTTTTTACAGGTAATTGTGCTTCATAAGGAAAATCACAATATGAGCAGCCTCCACAGCTACTAGACAATATAGTTAGTTCTACTTGGAGGCTTTCCCTTCCCCCAAAAGATATAAATTCTGCATTTTAGTAAACATTTCAGTTTTATCTTCAAGGGTTAATGTTTTTAGAAATTCATCTGATGTATCGCCATCAACACCTATACGAATCCATTTTGTCATTGTAGAGTGCATCATTTTAACACCACCAATTCCACCATCATCTGTATATTCGTATTGCACAGAATCCAACATTTCATCTCTTTCATCTATAGATACATCTTTAAACTTTATCTTTTTACCAGATTTAAGTTTCATTTCCATTGTTTATTTCCTTTTATTTATTAACAAGATATTTCAAATAATAAGTCTGAGCTTCCAATTCCTGCACCAACAGCTTTTACTGATACATCTACAGCCATAACATCACCTTCACTTAAAGCTGCATTTGTAATAATTGAATTAGCAAACTTAAATTCAAATTCACCATCACTTGGAGTACTATCTGTTCCCATTAATGTAGCACCTTCAGATGCACCTGATACTTGGTCGTGAAAATTTTCAACTAATACATCAGTCAAATCATCATATTTTACATTAAAATCAGCATTAGCTACAACTTCAGATACTCTTGCCATATGCTCAAATCCAGTTGATGTAATTCCTGAAAATGTTACATCATTTTCTATGTTTAAAGTAAAATTATTTACTAAAACACCTGTAACACCTGCAAGAACTCTTTGAGTTGATACCCAATCTCTCATAAAATAGTTATTTTGACTAATAGCAGTATCTATAGCTATGTCTGATTGATTTAAAGTTGGTAAACTACCTGTTTTAAAAGTTGCAGAAAACTTAATTCTACCACCTTCTGTACCTGCATCACCTGTTAAAGACAATGAAGTACAAAAACAATCTTTGAATGCCATACCGTGCCCTGTTGCAGGTGTTTTATACATTATAGATAATATTTGATTTGCTGTTTGATTTTCAGTTCCACTTGTAAAACTTGAAACATCACCTGATGAAGCTATACCATAAGGCACAGTATCACCTTGAGTAATATTACCTAAAAGCATATCTAATACTTCAGTTGTAGCAGTTCCTGATACTGATATTTCAATAACTTTATTTTTATTGTCTTGAAAAAAATCAGTAGCCTGTAAAACTCTACTACCACTTCTAGGGTCTAATACTTGTGTTAAATTTAAAGATGGAGTTCCTATTGAATCTACATCTACTGCTAAATAAGGGTTACCACCACCTGGTTCTAATGTACCCATATCATCTTGCATAGCAATTAAAAATGAAAATTGCTTACTTGAATAAGCCTTTACATTTGCCATTATTTATCTCCTTTAGGGTTCTTACCCTTGTTTTTTGTTTTAACTTCTTCCACATATTCTAAAGCAGGTTTTGGTATTTTATCAACTTTAACTTGCTTCCCTGAATTTATTTTTTGTAT